TCCTCATTGCGCTAATTAAGTCCGGTATATGCTCTAAAACGTCATTTGCGACGATTTCTTCAAACATCTCAGGCTTAATCTTGATCTGTCCGAATCGGGTTTCTATTACCTCACCCCATTGAACCTTTGAAATGTCACACACCCAGTCAGGATTTACCCTTGCCTGAATGTCTGAATTGAGACAGTCTTCCCTCCAGTCCTTGCCGGAGCCTAGATTTAATATCACTTTTTCTTGTTTCTAGCGGAAATTGCTGCGGCTTTCTTCTTGGCATCGGCCTTGCTGCTGGCTCCCCATGCTCGTAAAGACAGTAGCAAACGAGTAGGCTCACCATTAGGTTTCTTCTCCGGCCCCGGCATATTCCCCATTCTTGCTAGAAAGCTGGCTCGACGGGGGTTGTCACCTGCTTTGACTGGAGCCTTCAAGTTAGAGCCGGGATTCTCAGCCTCATAAGACTTGCGGCCCTTCTCGTTTAGACCGCCCTTAGCGTTCTTCCCGGCCTTCTTAGTCCAAGCGGCTGTCATTTCTTCTTCGCAGTCTTAGCTGCTTGCTTGAAGTCAGCCTTAGTCGGTGCGCCCTTAGTGCCCGGCTTCTTCATCTTCTCGCCTGAACCCTCGGCTATACGCTTGCGTTTGGCTGCAATATTGCTGTAAAGACCTGTTTTCATTTCTTCTTGCCTTTCTTCTTAGCCATGCCAGCTTCGGAAAGTGCGATTGCAACCGCCTGTTTCTGAGACTTAACAACCGGGCCACCCTTGCCGCTATGCAGCTCACCCTTGCCGAACTCACGCATAACTTTAGATACCTTCTTTTGAGCCTTAGTCTTTTTCATCCAATCCTCACTTTAGGGGTACTTCAGGGGCAACTTCTGGGGTTAACAGGCTTTCTACCTGCTGCTGCAACTCTGCCTCGGTAACCTCGTACTTGCGCTCAAAGGCTTTCCTGCCCATCCCGTGATACCCAGTGTTACCTCGATGATGCTCAGGGCATAACGGCAGGACGTTGTAATGCGAATTCCTTACCCCCATCCCCAAACCAAGACCTCGGATATGGTGAATCTCTGCCGGAGTGCCAGAATAACCTGCCCTATAGCAGATTATACAGCCAATGTCTGCCACTTTTGACAGGTATTCTGCTTCACGTTTACGCACGATTTTTACCTTCTAGCCGTTTCTGAACCAGCTTTATTAAGTCTTTTATTTGGTCTGGGTAGTAGTACCAAAGGTTGCCAAACGACTGCAACCCGATCTCCTCAATGTCCCGATCCGTTAGCTTCCGCAGCTTTATCCTTAATTCCTTGCTCCCGAATAATGGCTTTTGCTGGGTCATAGTCGGCAAAACCGTCTACATCGCCACATTCAGGGCAATCTGTAAGCGAATCCCCAGAAGCCCAGCAGTGTCCTTTAGGTATTTCATCCCAATCGTCCACGAATCCACAAGACCGACATTGTGCCAAATTGCTATCGTCAACTACGTTATCGTTAATCATATTATCCTCTTATTGGGCTGCGCGATCTATACCGCGATTAGATGCTTCCTGTGAGCGCCAGACGTCGATTCTGGCCTGTGCAGCTACCAGCATCCACCTAAGCGTTTCTGCCTTCTCTACGGCCTCCTTAAGCCCGTCCAGCACCGCTAGATACTCTGGATGGCTGTAAGCGTAGTTATCCTTGTCGGCAATAGTGTTCCCCATTGCTACAGAGAACAGCATTGCTTTTTTGCTTTTACGGAATTCTTCAAGGTAGGTAACCTGAGCCTTGGCCTGTGCGTACTCAGCAGAGTGCCGGATCATGTAGTTTATTGCTTCGTGAGGATCTATTGGGTTCATATTAATTAATTAACTAGTGAAGAAAGTAGTGTTGGCAACATTTCTCGTGGAAAATTATGATTATCATCAACAACGTGCCATGAGCCGTTCATTCCGGGCTTACAACGCTCAATAACTGTACGAACAGTAGGCTTCCCGTCATCATATACAGTCAACAAACCACCTTGTGCAAAACCGTCAGATGCTGCATTCAATTCATATTCAGTTTTAATCATTTTCAGCTCCTAGTTGATTAATATTGTGCTGCTGTGAGTGAACTATAGCATAGTATTCCGACGATGCAACATAAATATTTCTATCAAGCAGAAGATTCCGATAGGTTTTATTTAGCAGCGTGTTGCCAGACATAATCGATAGCCTGAGCAAATTGCTTTCTTGTCAACGATAGCTGTAAGTTATCAGTAAGCACCAGCCCATCACCTATTTCCTTTAAATCGCTGCCAGATAATCCCCACTTACCAGACTTATCAAACCTAGTCTGTACCTTCAGCATGGCATCCAGCCCTATCCTGATCTCCTTAGCGTCATCCTGCTTGCCAGCAGAGTTAGCAGCCACTAACCCGATATTTAGCCTAGCGACTATGGTATTCCAGCTGCCCTCGTCTCCGTAGCCCTCCCGTAGCTTCATGAGTTCCGCATGGGGCGCTAATTGCAGGGCTGTTTCTGATTCTGCGTTATGCCTGATTGTTAGTGGTAGTGTCTTAGGTATGTACTTTCTTGGTTTTCTTGGTTTCTTATTTGATGGCATTTTTAATCACGTTTAAGGCTTCTTCTACGTTGCGAACAATGGCTACCTGACCTTGCCAGTCAGCGTGCCATATTATTTGCTGTGGTGTCAGTTTCCCGTCACCCTCTTTAATTTCCATTAAGAAATTGTATTTATTCCCCTTATGGTTGTGACCGACCAATATATCCGGGCATCCCTCGCCGACCTTATGCAAGTGCTGGACTGTGTAGCCCTCAGCCCTCAAGGCTTTGACAATCTGGCTTTGGTTTTTATCTACCCTGTAAGCTCTCATCTCCACTCACCCTCTATGCCACGATTTCCACGTGACCACTGTTCTCTAGTGTCGCGTTCTAACTTGATAGCAGCCGCTTCACTCCTCTTTTGTCGTACAGCAGCTAGATAACTAACTGCCTTGTCGCGATTTTCTGTTCTCCAAGCCAAAACCTGCCTGACCTCGCACTGGTGTCTATATTCCTCAGAGTTATTCACTACTTTTACCCTAATTGCTGAAGCTCACGCACATCAAATACATAACTAGCCTTAGCATTTCCTCTAGTATCGTTTACACGACCTTGATACTCTACTTTATTATTTCCAGACGCAATTACCGCTTTTCTTATATCTTGAATAAAACCAGCATAGGTTTTGTGCATTGGCTGCACACTATACTCAACACCATCTATCAACTTTTTACAATTTTTTTCATCCCACAAAACATCAAAAACAACCACAATATTAGGATATAGCTCTTTATATCGCTGCATATCTTTCAAGTTAATTGTCACAGCAAATTGCGGATCTATTTCAAACTTTTCATATGCTTTAAAAAATGGCGTTCGTACTGTTTTTAAGTCAGACGGAAATACAGAAAACATATCGTGAGCATATATATTTTTCTTTTTTTCTAAATTCATAAAACCAGTAAGACCTAAATCATAAAGCCTGTCTACGCAAAAAGATTTTTCAACATTTTCACCGTATGTATCGCACCAAAATTGCTTATTATTTAATTCCACTTTTATTCCTCAGATGAATAAAAATTCATTGAAAATTCATGCAGCTTTAAATCTTCCTCGGTTATCGTAGTCACTCGGCTGACCCTCAAAGCGTTCAATAAACTGGCTAGAATCCCTGTGGAACCAGAACGGATACCAGTCCGTACTTTCCCCGTTACGCTGCTTTTCGTTCATCAGGATCATATCCGGATTCTGTGGATCAACCTCCTGCCCCTTCTGAATATCGTTCTCTTTCTTTTTGTTGCGCCACACAATAAACACGTTGTCTACCTGATCCGTAATTGAACTAGATCCTCGTAGGTCATTCTTGTTCGGCATCAGCTCATCCGATTGCAGCTTGCGGATATGGTGAATTAGGTGAATGTGGCAGTCGTGATCCCTAGCCAAAGCAGTCATCTCATCCACAAACTTCTTCTGCCCGTTGTAGTCATCTTCACCGGCTACCACCTTCATCAGGCTGTCCACAAAGAAGTGCTGAACCCCCAGTTCTACGGCGCAGTACCGGGCAACAGAGATGATCTGCTCAGCAGACGTGGTTCCCTGCTGGTCATAGAACCAGAGATTACCTTGAGCAAAAGCCTTAAAACGGGCGTATAAGGCGCGTTTATAAGGCTCCCCTTGTCTGGATGCCTCCCAGTCTATATTTTCGCCTGCAAACTGCCTTATAAGCCGTTTAATCGATACTCTAGGTTTCATCTCAAAGCTGGCAACGCAGCATTTCTGTCCAGCCTTGATTAAACCCAGTGCCACCTGACCTGTAAGCAAAGACTTGCCACCACCGTTTGATCCAGCCCATACCGTTACCTCGCCCGGCCTAAATGCAAACGACTTAGTGGCTTCCCATTCCATAGGCACAGACCGATCCACCAGCGGGTTGTCAATCTGGTCTTCAAGCTCGTCAATCCAGACTGAAGCGTCTTTGACTAGGTACTTGTGGTCTGTAGCGTGTAGGTATGCAGAGAAATCAATATTGTCAGCGATAAACATTATTGTTCTCTCGCTTTCATCATGGCATCTGCCCACCCATAAGCAGATTTTTCAATCCAACCACCAAATGCCCCACCCTCTTTTAGAATTTGGGTTGATAGTTTCGGGTTTGCAAGCAATCCCTGAAGTGCCTTAGCCGCAAAGTAATCGCGCAAGTCCATGCCGTCTTGCTTATCGACTGTCTTTGTTTCAGCGTAATAAATCGGTTGTCTAGAAAATGCTTTGACAGACTTACGAGCTGCTATGCAAGCAGGGTTCTGGCAATCTGCATGGCAGGTATGGATATCATTCTGGTACGTAGTCATCATATTCCTCAAGGTTATTTATTAATATTTGTCCACACATTGTATGTACACGGAGAGCCTTGGAAGCCAAAAAAGCGTTATGCAGTGCTTTAACTTTCTTATACGGCTGATCCGTCGATATGTGTACGGGTAATCCTACTGCAAACCTGAGATCCAGTTGATTGATATTTTCAATCGGTAATATTTCTACATCAGCAAAATCTAATTGATATTTTGACCAGTTAGCCCAGCCCTTTGATTTATCCTCGCCGTAGTACACAAACACGGCTTTAGGGGCAATGCGATCAAGACGCATCTTGATGATTTCTTGATGGCCTCTCATTTGATCCTCAGCTTCCATTCTGGGACTGCTTCTACTTTGCCTTTAACCCAGTCAGCTTTAAATCCAGTCCATCCCCTAGAACACATTTCTATCAAAGCATCTTGCATCTTCCAGCCAGCTTTATCAGCCTCAGTCCGTATTGTCTTCAAGACTGTCTCAGTAATTGGTGATGTCTTTGCTTTCCTATGGGCAACAAAATCTTTCCAAATAGATATATCAACGTCCTCAGGACGTATGTCTTTTATATTGGTTATTGTTTTATGTTTATTGTTTACTATTGGGGTGGCATTAGGGGGGGTATTAGCCTCCCTATTAGCATCTGATTCACCACCCTTTTCAGCGGCTTTAGCCCACCGTTTAGCAGCCCCACGCTTACCAGCAGCAATAAACTCCTGATACTTGGCAATCTCTTGATCTGCTCTACGGTTAATCCAGCCATCATCAGTAAACTCAAAGAATTCTTCAAGCACTGCTTTGACCTCTGTTTCATGGTCACGCATATTTATCTGACGAGCAACGGACGCTATGCCGGTGTTTAACGGGCGTTCCTGAAGATAGTAAATATCTAACAACCGACGATATGCCAGATCTTCAAGCAGGTTTAGGTGACGGGTATGACTGGCGTAATCGCCAATGTTGAATTGGTAATAGTGCATATCTGCCTCACGTTATTGGCTGTCGTTACTGGGTGGGATAAGGCAGGACGGTAACGAATCGTCTTTTCGGGTTGCACTCCCTAGCCAATCCCCTTGATCATACCTTGACGTTTCTTAGCTGGCAAGTCCTGCAAATATTAGCGTTTTTGAACTG